TTGCAATTTTAGTGGTAGTATTCCAAGTTTGCGATTTGGAAATACTAGCCAAAGATTAGCAAGGTTTTACGGTCAGAATAACTCTTTTACTTCAATAGCTGACCCGTTTGTTGTATATGCACCATCAAACCCAGATGTTGATGATTTCGGATTAGCGGAGTTTCGTATAGATAATAATAATAATATACCAAAGGCCGATATTATTCGTGCTCTCTTAGCATTTTATATAGCATATGTTGTCGATAATAAACCTGCAATAGATACGAGCGGCTATATTTCAATGGAGAATAATGGAAACGATATTGATGATAGTGAACTGATCGACCCAAACGCATGGATTAATGATCCTACTTTCGATGTAACAGTCGGACAGGCAAAGACAGCACTTGTTAGCAAAGGATTCGATACAATAAAATTATAATATGTCACACACTTTACACCACGAATCAATTAATAATATCATTATACAAGAAGGTGAGTATGGTGTTATATACAATAATGTAACTAAGATACACGAAGAAATTATGCAAGGTTATGTTAATGCTATAACACGCAATCATCTCTTTGTTGCTGATACTGAAGCAGAAGTATTAGAGTTTATCGAACAAGAAGGATTGACTTTAGAAGATATTGATCACGACGAATTTGTATAAATACTAGTACTATGCCAAGAACAATAAAACTTAACTTGTATAAATACATATAATATGAAAATAGCAATTTTTAACGTAGATAATACAAGCGACGCCGATAAGCCAGTTTCAACCGCACAACAAGCTGCTCTAGATTTAAAGTCAAATCAAGATACAACGTATACTAAGACTGAGGTTGATAGCGCAATTGCTGCTTTAACTGATTTGGCACCTGAAACTCTTGATACATTCAATGAGTTAGCTGCGGCAATTGGTGATGATGCATCCTTTATAACAACTATAACAGATAGCATTGATTTAAAGGCAGATCAATCGGCATCGGCACACAACACTGATTCTGTTGTTATCTGCAACGATGGCGACAACATCCAAGATAAGTATGACGAAGCAGCTTTATTGACGGGCAACACCAAAACGTTAATTGTGATGGCTGGAACTTATGAAAATGTAGAATTTGATAACTTTGATCCAGCAGTAAATATTATTGGCATTGGGAATCCAACCCTTGGCTCTATTATTGACAATACATTTTTTCTTTCAACAACAGCAACATACAAAAATTTTACTTGCAATAGTTTTTTCTTAAATATTGCAGAGGGAAATATTGAAAACATAACAACAACTAGTTCCTTTCATGTTTATCGAGTTACATCTCTTGCGACAATTAAAGATATAAAAACAGGAACAAATTTTTATAATCATGAGAATAATGGCACTATAAAAGATATAACGTGCGGCACATATTTCAAATCAGACACTGGTGGTAATTTCGGAACAATTAAAAACGTAAATGCAGCAACTACTGTTAATGTTGAGGATAATTATGGAACTGTTGATAATGTAAATGCAACGAATGATTGGGTGCATCTTGGCAATGGTAATACTGGCACAATTAAAAACTGTTCTGGCAACCCGTTTCTTGAAGATTTATACAATGACGGAATCATCGATAATTGCCACAGCACAGGCACAGACAGAGGATTTGGCGGTTTGGTTGGGTCATTTAATAGAGGCACAATTAAAAACTGCACAGCAGTAGGATCTTTATCTTTCGGTCAACAAGATGCAAGCGGATTAACTGAAAACTGCGTTTGTGGCGGAGTTAGAGCTTTTGCGGGTGCATCTAATAGTATAGATTTTTTTGCTGGGCGGGGTATTAAAGGCACATATAAAAACTGTAAGGGTGGGGACGAATCATTTTTTGGACACAATACAAAAACAGATGCTGCAGTTGAAATGGAAGCAACATACGAAAACTGCACAGGTGGGGACAAGTCCTTTGGTTTTGTTAAATCTGCTCCTGCTTCGGGAAATGTTGCACCAAAAACAGTGTTTGCTGGGACTGCTAAAAATTGCACAGGCGGATCTCGCTCTTTCGCTTCCAGCTATGTGGTTGGTGCTCAAGCAGAAATTAAAGCGGGAGCAGTAATTGAAAATTGCACTGCTAAAAATAATTCTTTTGCAACTAATACTGACTCAACTATTAATACTACTTGTATAAATTACGGGAATGTCATTCGTTCGCGTTGCACTGGTCTTTCTGGATTCTCAGCGACAGGGACTGGCAAAGTAAGACTTTGCTTAGATGACACTTTTACTGAAATAAACCTAGGATAATATGGAAAACAAAATCTTACATTTAAAAGACTCAGTCTGGATGCTATCGCAGCCAAGTCCAATGCCTCAAGAGCTAAAGGATTTGATACACGATGAGAATGCTGACGAGCAAGAAAGAGCTACAGCAGTTACTGCTTGGAGAGCTAGTCAATATTCTACAGCGGATGCAGCAGACGCAGCAGCGGCACAAGCTATTTACGACGAAAAGAAAATGGAGGGTAACAACCTCATTTCTGCAACAGTCTTTCTCCCTAGTGGCAATGGTATTATCAATTGCCGCCAGCCAGACACTCTGGAGCATTGCCAAATGAGATTCTAGTGTTTGGAATGTATAAATCAACAATTTTATGGCAACTTACACAAATATATTTATCGATCAAGGCTCAGATTTTAACTTTGTTGTTGATCTTTCGGCAACCTTCCCAGCGGGGGCGGCTGATTTATCTAACTATACACACAGAGGACAATTGCGTAAGACATATACTTCTACGAATGCAGTTGATTTTACTATTTACATAAACAATACAAAGAAAACATTAAATGCTTCTTTAACTGCTGTACAAACTGGAGCACTGAAAGCTGGAAGATATGTTTACGATATTGAAGTTCTATCAGATGATGCTACTCCAATTGTAACACGCGTGATTGAAGGACAAGTTGACGTAACACCTAGAGTCACACAGGGTTTATAAATAAAATCATGCCTAAACCAAATTCCAGACCTACGTTGATTGAGTATGCTCTAAGAGCTCTCGGTTCTCCAGTTATTGAGATCAATGTCGATGAAGATCAATTAGAGGATCGTTTAGATGAAGCTTTGCAATTTTATCAGGAGTATCACTCTGATTCTATTGTACGCAACTATCGTAAACATTTAGTTACTTCTGAAGATGTGACTAATGGCTATGTTACAGTTCCAGACTCAATGATTTTTGTCAATACTGTTTGGCCAATTAGGTCAAATACTTCTCAATCAGGAATGTTTTCGATTGAGTACCAAATGCACTTAAATGATCTATATAATCTTCGCCATCCTGGTGTTCTTATTGATTATGCAATGACGAAGCAGTATATGTCTATGATTGATCTTAAGATCAATGGGATGAGTCAGAAATCTTCGTTCTCTCGTCATCAAAATAGAGTCTATATCGATGGTAATGATTTAGAAGAAGGCATTTACATTATTGTTGAAGGGCACGAAATTTTAGATCCCGATGAATATGCTGAAATTTATAATGATATGCTCTTAAAGAAATATCTTGTTGCTCTTATTAAACGGCAATGGGGACTAAATCTTATTAAGTTTGAAGGAATGCAATTGCCAGGTGGTGTTACACTTAATGGTAGACAGATCTATGATGATGCAGTACAAGATATTGAGAAGATTGAAGAAACTATGCAGTTAACTTATGAGAAACCAACTGACTTTTTTGTTGGATAATGTATTATGCCAAGAAATGTTTATTTTTCACATGGAACTCCTAGCGAGCAGAATCTCTATGAAGATATTATCATAGAGAGTCTTCGTATATATGGTCATGAGGCGTATTATATACCAAGAACTATAGTTAATGAAGATTATGTATTTAATGAAGATGCATTAAGTAAGTTCGGTGAAGCATACATGATTGAAATGTATGTTGATAGTGTTGATGGTTATGAAGGTGATGGAAATTTGTTAAGCAAATTTGGCTTAGAGGTTAGAAATCAGATAAGCTTTGTATTATCGCGAAAGCGATGGAACAACCTGATTGGTAAGTTTGGCAATGAACCGAATGAGCTTATTCGTCCAAACGAGGGGGATTTAATTTATCTACCTCTTGTAAAAGGTCTATTCGAAATTAGATATGTAGATGGAGATACACCGTTCTATCAACTGCAGAATATGCCGACGTATAAACTTACGTGTGAGTTATTCGAATATGGTAATGAAGCAATTGATACTGGAGTTGAAGAGATTGATTCTTTTGAGACAAAGTATGCAAGTCGAACAACGTTCAATCTTGGAACTGGAACTGGTTCGTTTATTGTTGGTGAAAACATTGCGCAATCTTTAGGTGGTTCTCCAGAAGTTATAATCAATGGCGAAATTGCCGAAGTACGAAACGGAGAAGTTGATGTAGTTGGTATTGAATCAAGTGATGGCACTAATCTATCGTTTAGCTTAACGAGTGATATTGTTGGTAACTTGATTGGTGAGAGATCACTAGCATCATATTCAATTGCTCTTAAAGATCCTAACGTACCGGATTCTTATAAAGATTCATTCACATCAATAGATACAAACGATGCCTTTGCAGATAACGAAGAATTTGAATCTATAGGAAATAACTTTATTGACTTCAGTGAAATAAACCCATTTGGAGAAATAAACATTACATAACATGTTAGACGGAGTACATTTTTATAATCAGACACTTAAGAAGTCTGTTGCTGTGTTTGGAACGATCTTTAATAATTTAAAGGTTGTTCGTAAAGGCACAAGCGAAACTCGTGTACCATTAGCATATGGTCCTAAAAGTAAGTTTCTTGCGCGAATACGGCAAGATAGTAGTTTAGAAGACGATAAATTGGCGATCAAATTGCCAAGAATGAGTTTTGAAATTACTTCTATTGAACGAGATAGTACACTAGCTTTAAATAAAACTAATGTTAAGTTTTTCAGCAAACCTGGAGATTCAGTATCAAACAGAGATGTTCTACGGCAATCTGTTCCGTATAATCTTGGAATGCAATTAAATATCCTTGCTAAAACACAGGATGAAGCGTTGCAAATATTTGAACAGATTCTTCCAACCTTTGTTCCTGAATATACTGTAGCTATTAGAGATATGGACGGACCGGGAAATTCTGTTGATGTTCCAATTACACTTACAGGTACTTCCTTTGAAGATGACTTCGAAGGTGATTTTACTACAAGACGTACTATAATATACACGCTTGATTTTGAAATGAAAGTTCGTTTTACTGGTCGTGTGGTATCTAAGCCAATTATCAAAACAATAGTAGCTGATATCTACAATAATACAACAGAGTCTTCAGTAATAGAACCTGTAGATAGAGTTAAAACTGATTTAGGTTCTGAAGATGATACACCAGATGATTTTACAAGTAATACTACATTTGGCTTTGATGATTCCCCATAGTTATATTATGCATAAAACTAAAGATGATATTCTAAAAGCTCTTGAAACAAACCTTCCGCAACAACTAAAGAAAATTAAAACTGAGGTATCTCAGACTGAAATTGTTGCTGATACAGAGGAAGACTATGTTTATTCGAGAGATAAGATTAAAAATCTTATCGCTAAAGCTGAAGAAGCTATTGATAATATGATGGAGCTAGCGAGTGAGACTGAACATCCTCGAGCATTCGAAGTCCTATCTGGTATGTTTAAGACCACTACTGATATGATGGATCAACTTATTACTTTACAAAAGAAAAGAAAAGAGTTGACACAATCTGAAGAGCAGAAACCCTCTGCTGGAAATACTACAAATAATGCGATCTTCGTTGGTTCTACTACTGAACTACAGAAGTTTTTAAGTAAAAATAATGACACTCATTAATGCCGATAAGGGCTATTTGGGAAATCAATTAGTCAAGAGAGATGGTATTCAAGACAGTTTTACACAGGAAGAAGTTTCTGAATATGTAAAGTGTATGAAAGATCCTATCTACTTTGCTGAGACATACATCAAAGTAATTTCGCTTGACACTGGTTTAGTTCCGTTTAAGCCATACGATTATCAAGAAAGAATGTTTAATCATTTCAATGATAATAGATTCTCTATTGTTCTGGCCTGCCGCCAATCTGGTAAGTCAATCAGTACCGTTATTTACATTCTATGGTATGCAATCTTTCACCCAGAAAAGACAATAGCGATCCTAGCGAATAAAGGTGCAACAGCAAGAGAGATGTTATCTCGTGTCACGTTAGCTCTTGAGAATCTCCCTTTCTTTTTACAACCTGGATGTAAGGCACTCAATAAGGGGAATATCACATTTGCAAACAATACAAAGATTGTCGCGGCTGCCACTTCTGGTTCTTCTATTCGTGGCCTATCAGTCAATTTACTCTTCCTTGACGAGTTTGCTTTCGTTGAAAACGCGGCTGAGTTCTATACGTCAACCTATCCAGTTGTATCTGCTGGTAAAGAGACGAAGGTAATTATTACATCTACTGCAAATGGTGTTGGTAATGTATTTCATCGATTGTATGAAGGAGCTGTACAAAATTCGAATCAGTTTAAACCATTTCGTGTTGACTGGTGGGATGTTCCTGGTCGAGATGAAAAATGGAAGAAGGAAACAGTATCAAATACTTCAGAACTTCAGTTTGAACAAGAGTTCGGTAACTCTTTTCATGGCACATCAAACACTCTTATATCTTCGAATACGTTATTAGGTTTAAAGGCACAGAATCCAATAGAAGTAAGGAACGATGTATACTTCTATGAAAAACCTCAGGTTGGTTATCGGTATATTATGACTGTCGATGTTTCAAAGGGGAGAGGTCAAGACTATTCAACATTCAATGTATTGAAAATATCTGATATAGGATTTTCTCAGGTATGTACATATAGAAACAATCTCGTCTCTCCTATGATATTTCCTGATATTATTGTAAAAATTGCCTCTCTTTACAATGAAGCAATGGTTATAATCGAGAATAACGATGTTGGACAAGTTGTGTGTAATCACGTCTATTATGATTTTGAATATGAAAATACATTTGTATCGTCCTCGGTGAAAGCAGATGGAATTGGCGTAATGATGACAAAACGCGTCAAACGAATTGGTTGCTCGAATTTAAAAGACATTGTAGAACTTAGTAAGTTGCATCTTGTAGATGCTAATACAATTGATGAGCTATCTACATTTGAGATAAAAGGAGGAAGTTATTCTGCTTCAGCTGGAAATCATGATGACTTAGTTATGAATTTAGTAATGTTTGCATGGTTTATTTCATCAGATGCATTCGGCAATTTAAGCGATAGAGATTTAAAGTCATTGTTATACGAAGATAGAATAAAGCAGATGGAAGAAGATATTACTCCGGTTGGCATTATCGACGAACCACCCTTGGTTGGAAGTGCAAGCGCATACGAAGATATGATTAATAATATGAATGACTGGAATAATCTCTAAATATTCAATATTATAAATAGAAACCTAACCGATTTGAATCACATCTTATTATGAAACTTATTATTCAACTATAACAAACTGAAAGGAAAAACAACATGGGTTTTCAAGTATCACCTGGAGTCGAGGTTAAAGAAATCGACCTAACAAATGTCATACCTGCAGTATCTACATCAATTGGTGGATATTCTGGGTATTTTCGCTGGGGTCCGGTAAACGAGATTGGTCTCGTAAGTTCTGAAAAAGAGCTTGCAGGCAGATTTGGTTCACCAGACGCCGCGCACACACAATCTTTTTTAACTGCTGCTTCATTCTTGAAGTACGGCAGCGCATTAAAGGTCGTTCGAGCTGGAGATAACCGCCTTGGCGGAGATAATAACATGCTAAATGCTGTTGCTGGTACTCATGAAGTACCAAGTGGTGGTATTGAAGGTGTTACAATCTCAAGTACACCAACTGAATTTTTAAATGTTGCAGGTACTGAAGTACTTACTATCGTTGAAGATGGCGGAACTGGTTCTGGAGCAACTATCGCTCCTCGATACCAAGTTAATACAGCTTCTGTCGTAGGAGCAACTGGTTATCAACTGACTGCAATTAATTCAAGCACTTTGTCTGATGGTGATTATACCATTACTGTACAAGGTGAAGAAGTATCTTTCACGGTCGCAAGTGGATCAGTTTCAACTGATATTGCTGGTCTTGGAATTTATGTTCCTACCGATCCTACTACCACAGCATTTACAGTTAATGATACATTCGCATCTCCTGATGTTGATGTTACTGATGTAGCATTAACTGGTACTGCAGTTACACTTACATCAAGTGCTGTTGGTGCTTCTCCAGAGGGCGATCTTGTTGACGGTGATACAATCGTTGTTTATACAACAAGCGGTGATAACTCAACTCAAGCGTTTACTGTATCTGTTACAGATGCAAGTGGTACACCTGAGTTTGCTCTCTTGGCTGGTGTAGCCGATGTTGATTCATTCGATACAGTTCCATCAACCCTAACTGGTATTAAGGCTTATACTATTGCTGGCGATCTTATTCCTGGTCTTTTCTTTGATGCTGGATATGATATTGCTGCAATCGTTTCTACTGCTGATGGTAGTGGTTATGTTGTTGCTAATACTACTGTTGCTATTAATGATGTATCAATCGAAGCTGGTAATTTCACATTCGATGAACAAGAAACAGAGTTTGAAGCAGGCTTCTTTATTGGTAACGAAACTGATTTTGAAGCTGCTCATCCTCCTGTAGAAAACAGTGTTCTTCCTGGTCTGCTTTTTGCTAGATATCCAGGTGAACTTGGTAATTCTATTGCAGCGTATATAATTGATGCAGCATCGTGGAGTTCACTTGATATTGGAGTTCAAAATCAATTTGATGCTGCTCCTGAAGGTTCTGAAGTTCATGTATACATATACGACGCTGAAGGCGCTATTACCGGTATTGAAGGTACTGAGCTAGAAAAATGGTCGTTCCTTGACAGAACTGCTGGAGCACGACGTGCAGATGGTTCAAATAACAACTATATGGATGTTATTAATGCAAATTCTGACTGGATCTATATTGCTCGTGAAACTCCAAGTACACCTCCAGGTGATGGAGGTATAACTGGACAGCCATATACATTCTCCCTTGGTGCTGATGTTGCTCAAGCAGGAGTAGCTGATTCTGGAGATATTATTGATGGTTTAGAAGTACTTAAAGACCCTGAACTAGTTGATGTAAATCTGCTGTTCGCACAGGTTGACGCTGCTGGTAATACTATTGCTAATGCTCTACACGAAATTGCAATCGCACGTAAAGATTGCGTAGCATTCATCTCTCCATCTATTTCAGTTTCGACTGGAAATAGTAAAGAGGCTGATGTTAAAGCTTGGTTTAATGGTATCTCTGATAGAGGTACTAATGGATCATACGCAGTATTCGACTCAACAGCGTTGTATGTATACAATAAGTATGCTGACAACTATTCTTGGATCCCAGCTTCTGGTCATATAGCCGGTCTCTGTGCCAAGACAGATGATGTCGCAGATCCTTGGTTCTCACCAGCTGGTCTAAATCGTGGTGGTCTGCAAGGCGTTACTAAGCTTGCATTCAATCCTAAGAAGGCTGAAAGAGACGAACTATACAAAGCGGGTATTAACCCAATCGTATCGTTCCCTGGTCAAGGCATCGTACTCTTCGGTGATAAGACTGCTCAAAGCAGACCGAGTGCATTCGATCGTATTAATGTACGTAGATTGTTTATCGTTCTCGAAAAAGCAGTTGCAACTGCAGCTAAATATCAACTGTTTGAATTGAATGATCAGTTCACTCGCACAATGTTTGTAAATATGACTGTACCTTTCCTTCGTGGAGTTAAAGGTCGTCGTGGTATTACTGACTTCTTGGTTGTATGTGATGAAACCAATAATACAGGTGAAGTGATTGACACTAACCGTTTTGTTGCTGACATCTATATCAAACCAGCTCGTTCAATTAACTTCATTACACTTAACTTCATTGCTACACGCACAGGAGTTGAATTCAGTGAAATCGTTGGTAAATAATAAAAAAATTAAAATAAAGGAAAAATTATGGCTAACATAGATGCTTTTAAAAATGATGCTTTGAAGTTAGGTGGCGCTCGCGCCAATCTGTTTCAGATTACAGTATCACCTCCTACAGGAATAACCACAGGCTTGGCGAGCAATTTGCTAGAGTTTACATGCAAAGGTGGTTCTCTTCCAGGTAGTGTTGTAGCACAAATTGATGTACCGTATCGCGGTCGTCAAATGAAGGTTGCGGGTGACCGTACGTTCGAAAATTATACTATTACTGTATTCAATGAGGATGCGGGTGGTATAAGAAACGCATTCGAAAGATGGATGCAGGGTATTAATGAACACGCAAATAACGTCGGAGTAAAAGATCCGCAAGGATATCAAGCAGATATTACTATTCGGCAGCTTGATCGTACCAACACAGTTACTAAGACGTATGTTCTTTCAGATGCATTCCCAGTAAATCTTGGCGCAATCGAATTGAGCTACGATGCAAATGATGCAATTGAAGAATTTACTGTTGAGTTCGCTTATCAGTACTGGACTTCGACTGATTCAAACATCGGGGCTTAATATAGTTTGAATAAATAAAATATACTTCCCGCTAAGGCGTAAAAACCTTAGCGGGATTTTTATTATAAATAAGTTATATGGAATTATTTGGTTTTAACATTACAAAAAAGGTAGGTTCAAAAGAACTGAAGAAAGAAAAGGAAGTAATATCTTTTGCTCCAAAACCTGAAGATGACGGAGTATCAGCAACAGTTGCAGCTGGTGGATACTATGGTCAGTATGTTGATTTAGATGGCACAGCTTCATCTAATGATAGAGATCTAATAATAAAATATAGAGAAGCAGCAGAGCAACCAGAATGTGATTCAGCAATCAGCGATATTGTTGATGCTGCTATTGCTTCAGCAAATGTTGGAGCTCCTGCTCAACTCATGCTCAATGATTTAGAGCAACCAGATAATATTAAAAAACAAATTTCTGAGGAATTTGATAACGTATTATCACTTTATAAATTTAATAAGACAGGAGAAAACCTGTTTCGAAGGTGGTACGTTGATGGACGTATATACTTTCATGTCATTATTGATGATAAAAATCCAAAGAGAGGCATTATAGAACTACGACCGATTGAATCTCTCTTTATGAAGAAGGTAAAAGAGGTTAAGAAGGTTACAGATGCACAGTCAGATATCGCTGTACAGAAAATTGTCAGTGAATATTATGTATATTCAGAAGACTATAGCGGATCTGGTGCAGGTGTATCATCTAAAAACTCATCAATCTCTGGAGTAAAGATTTCAACAGAAGCTATTATCAATGTGACATCTGGTCTTTTAGATTCTACTCAAAAGAGAGTCGTATCCCATTTACATAAAGCACTAAAACCTGTAAATCAGCTTCGCATGATGGAAGATTCGTTGGTGATGTATCGTGTTGCCCGCGCGCCTGAACGTAGAATCTTTTATATCGATGTAGGTAATTTACCAAAGGGTAAAGCTGAAGAGTATGTACAAGGTATTATGAATAAGTATCGTAATAAGCTTGTATATGATGCTTCAACAGGAGACATTAAAGATGATCGTAGACATATGTCTATGTTAGAAGATTTTTGGCTTCCACGTCGTGAGGGAGGAAGAGGTACTGAAATTACTACTCTTCCAGGTGGAGAAAACTTAGGGCAGATTGATGATATTCTTTTCTTCCAAAAGAAACTATATAAGACGCTTAATGTTCCAATTTCTCGGCTGGAAGCAGATGATTCATTCAATCTTGGAAGAGCATCTGAAATTTCAAGAGATGAAGTGAAGTTCCAAAAGTTTGTTGATCGCATTCGTAAGAAGTTTTCAGGAATCCTCCTTGAGGCTCTTCGTATACAGCTAATTTTAAAAGGAGTTATTAGCCAATCAGATTGGGACGAAATTAGTGAAAACATCGCGATTGACTTTATTGAAGATAACTACTTCTCAGAGTTAAAGGAGAACGAAATCCTAAAAGAGAGAATTGATATGCTTGATACATTAAGCGAACATGTTGGAAAGTTCTACTCAACCAAGTGGATTCGCAATAATGTCCTACGGCAAACTGACGAAGATATTGAGCGAATCAATGCTGAAATTGCTGGAGAAGAGACTGAGCCTGAAAAAGAAACTGACAGTTCTGCGGATGAAGCAGTACAAAATAATGTTGAAAATACTATACTAGACGAAAAGACTGTTAATCGTGAAGAAGAATTACACGAAGCTCAGATAAAAATGATTGATGGAATGTGCAAAATTCTGGATGATTAATAGATAGTATTATGCCATTAACATTAGATAATGCAAACAGTGCGTTTTCTGTAGCGGTATATAAAAAGCTTCAGAAACAAATAACTCCTCTTTCAGAAAGGCTAAATGAGCTAGAAGAAATTACGCACTTAATTGAAGCTACTCCTGGGCCAATGGGCATTAAAGGTGATAAAGGAGTTAAGGGATCAACTGGTCTTCAAGGACAGAAGGGCGCTAAAGGAGATGCTGGTAAAAGGGGTGATAAAGGCGACGCTGGTGAAAAGGGTGATAAAGGAGATGCTGGCGAAAAGGGTGATAAAGGAGATGCTGGCGAAAAGGGCGAAAAGGGTGATAAAGGAGATGCTGGCGAAAAGGGTGATGTTGGTTTACGCGGTGAAGTTGGTCCACAGGGTATTCAAGGAGATGTTGGAGAAAAAGGCGACGCTGGTCAGCAAGGATTAAAAGGCGACTCTGGTCAGCAAGGTATTCAAGGAATATCTGGAAAAGATGGTGAAACTGGGCCGCAAGGTATTCAAGGTAGAGTTGGTCCACAAGGAGAACCTGGTATTCAAGGCGAAACTGGACCACAAGGTGAGCAAGGTATTCAAGGAGAAATTGGTCCACGAGGAGAACAGGGTATTCAAGGTGAAAAGGGTGACTCAGGAAAGGATGCAGAATTACCTGATATTAATAAACTTATCGAACCTCTTTTTGTTAAAGCAAAGGATGAATTAGATTCGTATGTAATAAAAACTGATAGAGATTTTAAGAATTGGAAATCTGTAGTAAATAATCAGCTTTCAACTATTGGTGGTGGTGGTGAAGTTTGGTTAAGTCGTTTAAATGATGTTCAAAGTTCAACAGCTAAAGTTGACGGAAAATTTTTGCAGTACGATGCGGCATTAAAGAAGTGGGTAGGTGCCGAAGTTTTATCTGGTGAAGTTGGTCCACAAGGCATTCAAGGGATTCAGGGTGAGCAAGGTGTTCAGGGTGAAACTGGTCCACAAGGTGAGCAAGGTATTCAAGGTGAGCAAGGCATTCAAGGTGAGCAAGGCATTCAAGGTGAAACTGGTCCGCAGGGTGAAGGTGCAACAACCGATAATCCAGAATTTACTGGTACCGCAACATTTGAAAAAATAACATTAACACAAAATTCATTTGTAACAGAAACGGCTGACTTTACTCTATCTTCAACTCATAACGGAGCAACAGTGCTATTACAAAACACCACACCCATTACCATTACAGTGCCTTCGCAAGTTTCTGGATATACAGTAACATTTATAGCTGAAACTATTAACAGTGTTACATTCGCTTCGGGTGTTGGATTATCTGGATTCAATTCCTTTAATGGTGCAAATCGTATAGCTGGAATATATGGTCAAGCGCAGATTATTTTTAAATCATCTGATTATGCATTTTTAGGAGGTAACGTAGTATGAGTTTTTTACCAGTAACGGGTCCTAGTAATGTACCACGTTCAGCTCCAAGTGATCTTGTTCTTGATACTATGGTTGATCCGTGGGTGCGGCCAAGCGAATGGTTAGATTTAAATAAACCAGAAGGTGTACCAGAAAAAATTATAGGTTTGATAGCTGTTTATCCTGATAAACTAAAATCTATTAGTTGGTTATCTTTTTTGTGTACCACTGTTGCTGGGGGCGCAGATGCATTGACTATTGATTGGGGTGACGGCACAGTTGAAACAGTGGCATCAAATTCGACTGTTACTCATGTTTATGATTATAATGATCTACCTGCCAATACAGAATTTAGAGGATATCGACAAGCACGATTTGAGCTTACACCTACAGCTGTCGGAGATAAATTTGGGTCTATGATTGACTTTAATAAGGTGGGGCCAGCTACTAGTGCTACTGTTTACTGGGGGTCAGCGATATTAGATATGTTTATTAGTACGTCAAATTGTACTAGAATTAGAATGGGTACAACGTATCCTCAGCAGTTATGTGAACAAATTGCTATTAGAAACACTCCAAATAATCGCCTATTAACAGATTACATTACGTTATACTACTACAAAAGATCTTTGAAATCAATACCAGAAGTGCCGTATTTGAGAGAAGATAATAAGTCACTCGCAAACTCGTTTATTGATTGTCATAGCTTAGAGGCCATACCAGATGAATTTGCAAATCCAGACAAAAATTGGTTTGACGAAAACACAGCCAACATGCAAGGTACTTTTCAAGGTTGCCATAGTTTGAGATATTTACCGCCTGGTTTATTTGGTGACCTTCCAAACTGTACTAATTTTTATAGAACGTTTCGAAACTGTTTTATGCTAGAGCATATTCCGTATATGGGTATAAGCACTACTGTTTCTGAAGTATGGCTAAGAGAAATGTTTTTACAATGTTCAAGGTTAAAAGCTATACCGCAAGGCTTTAATATATCAAAGGTTAGAGGCAGTCAGGCTCTATATGGGTTGTATGGTACATTTAATGGTTGCAATAGTATTCAAGATTGGTCTCTTTTAAATATAGAACAGCCAGAAACAACGCTGTTTGATATGTCTCTTGCGTTTGGGGAATACTCCGCCTATTTCCCGAACATAGCAGTATTTCCATATATAGGTCAATTTAGTAAGGTTTATGATTTATTCGCCACATTTCAGTATAAAAGTATAAGGCGGTTTAGTTCGCAATACACATATCTCGATTTTACAAATTGCACACGATTAAGACAAACATTCAGTTCGTGTTACTATTTAGAAGAGTTACCACCAATACACGTATCAGCTTTAACTCAATCGTTTTCTTTAGCTTATACCTTTCAAAATTGCTATCGGTTAAGAGAAGTTACTATTGTTGGAATGACAGCAGGTCCGGCCGATGGCGAATATACTAGATGTTTTTTAAATTGTTATGATTTACAAAAAATAAGCGGTATAGATTGGTCTTATACTAATGATTCTGGCGATTTGAGTAGCGCGTTCCAGTCTTGTCGAAACTTAGCGTATATTGATTTTCCAGGTGGACCTACCGATGAAACAGGATTTAAACATTCTGTTGTACTGAGTTATATTCGTTTAGATCGAGATGCAATACTAAATATTTTTAATCACTTATGCACAATAACTCATTCTGCCACTATTGATCTTAGGTACAATAGTTACACTGCTGATTTGACAGCTGCTGATAAACTTATAGCAACCAATAAGGGGTGGACAATATCATTATAATTATGGAAGAAGAAAACGGATTTTATAAACTAGAAGTCGGAACAGAACACTCAGTATTGATCTTTGCTACTCGTTTAGAGAATAAGAATTTTACCTTGGACATTAGTCTAAAGGACACATATGATTACCCAGTCGATGGGTGGACATACTTTGACTCATTGAACGAAGCATGTGAATCTTTTGGTGTAGATCCAGAAGAATTCAGAGAAGATCTTTTTCCAACTGAGGAAGAAATAACATAAATAACACAACTCAAAAACACAAATTGTATAAATAGAACTATGGAAAATACAGAAAAACTTTTTAACGCTCTAGTATCTGGAGATTCTGAAGAAATTCAATCCTCATTCGCCTCTACGGTTGGTGAAAAGATGCAGCAAGCTCTTGATATCCGAAAGGTTAGAGTCACATCAAATGTTTTCAACACACAAGGAGAAGACTAAATGAAATTAATTACAGAGCACTTAGACTCAGTTCAGTATATTACTGAAGCAAACGATAAAGGTGAAAAGAATGTTTTCATCGAAGGCGTTTTTATGCAAGCGGAGCAAGAAAATCGCAACAATAGAATTTATCCTAAAGCAATACTGACAGAAGCAACTGCCAAGTATGTTAAGGAGCAGGTTAAAACTGGAAGAGCAGTTGGTGAATTGAATCACCCTGAAGGTCCACAAATTAACCTAGATAAAGTTTCACATCGTATTACTGAACTTAATTGGAACGGTAATAATGTTGTTGGAAAAGCACTGATACTAGACACGCCAATGGGTAAAATCGTGAAAGGTCTCGTCGAAGGCGGGTGTAAGTTAGGTGTTTCAAGTCGTGGTATGGGTACTGTTGAGAGAAGAGAAAATAAGTCATATGTTAAGAATGATTTTATTCTTAATACGATTGATATTGTTCAAGATCCCTCTGCACCATCTGCCTTCGTTGAAGGTATTATGGAAGGTGTAGAATGGGTTTGGGATAATGGTCTTCTAAAACCTCAGCAAATTGAAAGTTATGAGACAGAGATCAGAAAAGCATCTTCGAGTCGCCTCGCTGAGGCACAAGAAAATATTTGGCAAGATTTCCTCTCCAATCTCTAATCTAAAAAAGAAAGTAAATATATGTCAGAAGATATTATTGAAGACATCACTGAAGAAGCTTTGCTTGAAGATCAGGAGCTTGTGCAGGATACATCTGCCGAAGAAGTTACTGAACAACAAAGCTATTCTGATGCAATTAAAAGCGTTCTTCTAGGAGAATCTAAAGCGTCTAAAAAAGAATCAGATTCCGAAGAGGAAGAAGATGAAAAAGAAGACGAAGAAGATGAAATGGAAGAAGGCTATAAAAAGAAAACTGAATCTGAAGATGAAGACGAAGAGTCTGAAGAAGAAGATGAAGATGAAATGGAAGAAGCTGCTCCTACACCTACTGCTAGTGGTAATGCTACTGATGCTGTTGTCGTTAAAGACGGCGAAGCAGAAGCAGCAAAAACTGCTGATAGCATTACGAAGTCAGAGCCAAAATCTGCTGCTACTCCAAAGGGTACTGGCAAAGCTGCGTCCGTTAAGACAGCAGATGAAGTCGATTCTGTCAAATCAGTTGATAAAGCTGCTAAGACAAAACCTAAGGCAACATCTGAGGATCTTGACATTCTCATCTCAGCTGAAGCAAACTTGACAGAAGATTTCAAAGCAAAGGCATCGACATTGTTCGAGGCTGCCGTATCTGCAAAGATCGTTGCTGAGAAAGAACGCTTGCAAGAAGAGCATGAACAAAATCTAGTTGAAGAAGTTACTGAAATCAGAGAAAGCCTTATTAACAAGATCGATGACTATCTTAATTATGTCGTTGAATCATGGGTTGAGGAAAATCAGGTTGCAGTAGATACTAAACTTCGCACTGAAATCGCTGAAGGCTTTATGGGTTCTCTTAAGGATCTGTTTGTTGAAAGCTATATTGAGGTGCCTGAAGCAAAAACTGATCTGTTTGATGAGCTTGAAAAAGAATCTCTAGAGGTTAAAGAATCTCTAGAAATCGCTACTAACGAAGTGGCTGACCTTTCCGAAAAGGTTGAGGAGCTTACACGCGCTAAAATTCTTGCAGAGCAAACTAGAGATCTTGCTTCTACACAAGTAGAAAAAATGAAGGCTCTTACTGAAGAAGTTGAATTTGTATCCGAAGAAGCATTTGCTGAAAAGGTTGCAACTATCAAAGGTTCAGTATTTAAGTCTTCTTCAAAATCAGAAGATATCGTTGAAGATACACATTCAGAAACTGAAGTTATCGTAGAGGGTGAATCAGGTATTAATGAGAATGTCTCTAATGACATGAAGAAATACCTTTCGGCTCTTACGCGAATCAAAGAAAATAACCCAAACGGTAAATAATTTACCACACTTACAACAACAACAAATAGCAAAATATTAATATGTTTAATTCAGAAACAGACATGAAAAAGTGGGCTCCAGTGCTTGATCACTCAGACGCTGCTCCCATCCAAGACAAC